ATCAGCAGCCTATGCCGCGAGGATTTACGCCTGCGAACTTTTAGAGAAGTACCGAGAAAAAGGCATAAAAGAAGTAACGGTCCAAATAGGGTATGCCATAGGGCTACCAGAACCACTATCAATTTGCGTTGATTTAAAAGGCCCTGGAGCCACACAGGAATTGCACGACGAAATCAACGAAAACATAGACTACCTACAATTCACACCGCACAACATAATCAAGAGGCTAAATTTAAAGGCGATAGATTATGAGAAATTAGCGGAAGGATGCCACTATTATGGCCTTAACAGGTAGAAAGCCTTTGCCCGCCGAACTCATAGAAAACGGCGCACACGCTCAAGGATCCCATAAAAAAAGCAACGAAGAAATCCAAATGCGGATCGAAGCGGAACAAAAACTCCGCGCGCCAGCCGTTCTAAGATGCCCGAAAGACCTATCGCCTGCCGCACGTAAAGAGTGGCGAAGAGTGATAAAGCTCTACAAAAAACTAGAAACGGACATACTAAACGATTTGGATTTAATGGCCCTCACGATTTATTGTGAGGCCGTTGCGGTTTACAAAAAAGCGCACGAAACGTGGGTAAAATACCTGCAGGTAGTTGCAGCGAATCCAGAAGCCCAACGAGTACTAGACAAATGTATAGCACTTATGGAAAAGCAATCAAAGACGATTTCTAGTTTCTCGGAACAATTATGTTTGACGCCGGTGGGACGCGCCCGAATGGGAATGAACGCCGTCCGAACGAACGAGAAATCCGATATCGACAAAATCCTTGAGTACGGCGAAGATGAAGACGATGAAGAATGAACTATGTCCAAGAGTACATAGACCAAATTAAAAGTGGCAAGATAATAGTCTCACAAAAAGTAGAAAAACTCTACTTGAACATAATAGAACCCGTGCTACAAAACAAGCACCCGAAATACTACTTCAACGAAAAAAAAGGCGAAAAGTTTATACTCTTTGCCGAACACTTTTGCCGCCAATCCAAAGGAAAATGGGCCGGCAAAAAAACAAAGCTCGCGCTCTTTCAAAAGGCGAAGTACCAAGCCCTGTTGGGAATTTTAGAGAGAAAAACAGGTAAGCGTCGATTTAAAGAGGCATTCGACGTTAGAGCGAGAAAGAACGGAAAATCAACAGAGAATGCGATCCTAGGGCTGTATTTGACGATAACAGAACCAGGAGGCGAGGTCTATGTAGCGGCAACCGTTTCTGGACAAGCAAGGCGCGTGTGGGACGAATCAAAAACGATGATAGACCAATCCAGGGAACTGCAGCTGAAATTTAGGTACAAGGTATTCCCTTCGCCGACGATTTATACCAAGCATTCGATGTCGATTTATAAGGTCCTATCAAAACAAGTAAAGACTTTTGACGGACTAAACGCGAGCGGTGCGATTATCGACGAAATCCACGAATTGTCCCGACAAATATACGACATTTTGAAGCAATCGACAAGCGCCCGAGAAGAGCCGTTCATATCCATGATAACGACGGCAGGATTTGTAAGAGGAGGACTCTTTGACGACATCTACGAATACTCAAGCAAAGTCCTAGACGGCGTAATCGAAGATGATCGACTGTTCCCTCTAATTTATGAATTAGACGACGAAAGCGAAATCCAGGATGAAAAGATGTGGGTCAAAGCGAACCCAGGACTAGACACGATAAAGCAGCGCGAAGACCTACGCTACAACGTCGAACGAATGAAAGAAGACCTGAACTTCGCGGCCACGGTCAAAACCAAAGACTTCAATCTGATCGGAGTGGAAAACAAAGCGTGGCTTAATTTTGAAGATTTTAATAATCCGGAAGAGTACACTCCAGAAGAACTGAAGCAGTTTGACAACACGATCGTCCTAGGAGGCTTCGATTTATCAAGAACCACAGATATAACGGCCTTCGCAACGATGCTCTTCGACAAAAAAAAGCACAAACCAATCGTGATAATGAAGTTCTGGATAACCGCTAAATTTTTAGAAACACAAAAAAACAACGGATCCAAAGTGCCGTGGCATGCCTGGATCGAACGAGGACTAATAGACATAAGCGGGACCGAGCTCATAGACTACCACGACATCGCAAATTATGTAGCGAACAACTTCCGGAAACACGGGTGGATGTATTTATACCTAAACTACGATAGATATAGCGCCCAATACTTGATAGAAGAATTGGCGGCTCTAGGGTACGCAAAAGACACGTGCCTAATACCGACGGCGCAGGGAGCAATAACACTATCGATACCAATGCAAACCCTGGAAGCAGACCTGAAGCAAAAGAAACTGTGCTACCAAAATAACCAGGTTCTCAAATGGATGTTCTCAAACGTCGAAGTGGTCCAGGACCGAAACGGCAATTATTTGCCGAAAAAAGCAGACGACAAGCGAGGCAGAAAGATAGACGGCGTGTCTGCTATTTTGAACATTTACGTCAGCCTCTGCAAAAACATGGATTATTATTTGAAATAACAGCAAGGAGGAAGAAAAGCAATGGGCATATTTTCAACGCTCTTCGGTAAAAAAAAGGACTTAAACATGACGAGTGGGACGCAACTCCTAAACATATTCACGCCCTATTTTGCACGCGAAACCAACCCAAAACTGAACGACACGTTCATGAGCTGCGTAAACACACACGCAACACACCTGTCAAAAATAAAGCCAAAAGTTTATTTGAAGGACAAGGAAGACAAAAAGTGGTTAACTTACATTTTAAGTGTATCGCCGAATCCAGTAATGGAGGCGGGCGCTTTCTGGGAAAAAGTGGCCCGGAATTATTATACAGAGAATAACGCTTTTATATACCTAGATTGGGACCTCACTAGACCGAAAGAGCCTCTACGCTCTTTGTGGGTTTTGGATCCGTTAGGAATCGAGGTCAGCATAAAAGGCGAAGACATCTTGCTGAAGTTTAACATCCAGGAAAAAACGGTAGTCACTTCAATTGAAAACATAATCCACGTGGCAAGAAACGTGGACGCAAGCGAAATCTTCGGCGAAAAATCGAGAGCAATAAACAAGGTATTCTCGGTCATCGCAACCAATTTTCAAGGCATAGAAAACGCTATCAAAAGTAGCGCTTTCATCCGATTTTTAGTACAATCGCCGACCCCGCTAACCGACGAAGTCAAGAAAGAGAAAGCGAAATATTTTGCAGAAACCTATCTAGGAAAAGACTCCAGCGGAGTAGCCTACGTAGATTCGGCACAACAAGTAGTAAAAGTTGACAGCCAGGCGAAGTACGCGAATGCGGATGAGATGAAAGTTTTTGAAGAGAAGATCCTCCATTATATGAACATGAACACGGCCATACTTTCTGCAGATTTTACAGAAGTGCAATGGCAAGCCTATTCGGAAACCAATATCGAGCCATTTTGTAATAAGCTCATGAACGAATTGACGCGCAAGATTTTCACAGAGCGTGAAATAGGGTTCGGGAACAGAATAGTAGTAGCCAGCCACAACCTGGAAGTGGTGTCATTAACAACAAAAAACAATTTGATACTAGCCACAAAAGAGCTCGGCCTGTTTACAATCAACGAGTACCGACACCTAATCAATCTAGGGCCAATCGAAGGAGGCGACAAGCGTCTGACCTCGCTAAATTATGTCAATGCCGATAAGCAAGACGACTATCAAGGTGTAGACGACGATGAAACGGATAGCAAAGGAAACGAAGAAGGGGAGGAAAATCCAAATGAGTGAAGCATTAAAAAGACTAGAAAAAGAAATGCGAATAGCAACGGTCACGACTGAGAATAGAGCCGAAGAAGACCAGGACAAAATGGTGTTATCGGGCTACGCGTTAACTTTTGATAACAAAACGCGAATCGGCGAGGATCCGGATTATTGTTTTGACGAAGTAATACTATCGGGCGCTCTAGACGGAACGGATATGAAAAAAGTACCACTGAAATATAACCACGACAATGGGTACTTGGCGATAGCGTCAACAAAAAACGGAAGCTTGCGATTAAGAGTAGATAAAAAAGGTTTGTATTTTGAAGCGGACCTGATAGAAACACCACACAACCGCAGCATTTATGAAGCGGTCAAAAGCGGGCTGGTAAATGAGTGCAGTTTTGCATTTACAATCGAAAAAGCCGATTGGGACTTCGACACAGAAGTACCGTTGAGAATGATACAAAAAATAAAAAGGCTTTATGATGTAGCCCTGGTAGACCTACCAGCCTACGAAAACACCGAAGTCTACGCGAGAAGCTTTCGAGAGTTAGAGGACGCTCGAAACACTGTAGAGGCAGTCAAACAGCGCGAGGATGATATAAAACAAAGACTAAAAATAAAAATCAAAATAGGAGGAAACACACAATGAAAAGACTAGCAGAAATTATGGCTAGATTAAAAGAAATCGAAGTAGAAGTGCGCGACGCAACAGGCGACAAATTAAAAGAATTTGAAGCTGAAGCCGATCGCTTATTGGAAGAAAAGCGCCAAATCGAAAAAAACCAAAGCGAACTCGCTAGGAAGTTTGAAGAAGGGCGAAAAGTAGTAGTCAAGGAAGAAGAAGTGGAAGAAGAAGAAACGGATCCGTTTGGAACCATGGCGTACCGAAAAGCGTTCCGTGATTATGTAACCCGTAAAGTAAACCGAATCGATCCTAAAATCTATAAGAGATTAGATGCAGTGACATTGACAACGGATGTAGGCGAGGTAATCCCTACCACAATCCTCAACAAAGTCGTTCAGGAGTTAAAAGACTACGGCGAAATTCTGGCAAAAGTTTCGTACACAAACTACAAAGGTGGAGTCAAAATCCCTGTGGCGGGCGCAAAACCAACTGCGGCATGGGTAACTGAAGGCAGCGTAGCAGCAAAACAAAAACAAGAAATCGACGACGCGATCGTGTTTGGCTATTTAAAATTACAAGTAAGAGTAGCGGCGAGTTTAATCGCAGCTACAGTCACACTCGATTTGTGGGAGCAAACAGTTGCCCAAAATGTAGCTGAAGCCATGGCAGTAAAACTAGAAGACGCAATCATCAACGGGAACGGAACAACCGAACCTCTTGGAATTGTGAATGACGACGAAATCCCAGAAGCAAATGTCATCGGTTTTGCAGCGGCGGATGCCACTTGGAACGGCTGGAAAACAAAATTCTTCAGTGGTATTCCACTAGCGTACCGTAAAAAGCGCAATGGAGTCATCCTAGTAAACCCATTAACTTGGGACAAGTATATGGACGGAATGAAAGACGACACTACAGGACAACCGATTGCAAGAGTAGACCACGGAATTGTGGAAGGACCTGTGTACCGTTTCTTCGGCAAACAAGTGATCCTAACAGAATTGGTGCCAGATTTTGACACAGCATCTGCAGAGGACATCTTCTTGATCTACGTAGACCTAAAAGACTACTTGATCAATTCAAATCTACAAATCACAACACGCGTCTACTTTGACGAAAACACAGACGAGTGGATCCACAAAAGCACTCTAATCTGCGACGGAAAATTGGCAGACCGCTACGGAGTCGTACTGTTAGCCAAATCAAACGGCGACTAATAAAAAGCAGTTTTAATATCGGTTATATATGATGTGGGTAGAAGTACCGGCACGGGTGATCCCCCTTTTTGCCCGTGCGGGTATTACCACAACCGAAAGGATAGGAGGCACCCATGGCGCAAATATTATCAAACGATGAAGTACGAAAAGCGATTTTTGTAGATTTTGACTTCGACGAAGAAGAACTAAAAAGATATGCAGACTTGGCGACCTCTTTTCTGAAAGAGAAAACAGGGCGCGATTTTAGCAAAGATGCTATGATAGAACCTCTGGCCAAACAATGCGCCGTGCTTTATATTCGCCAGCAGTACTTCGGATCGACCGATTACAACAAAGACCACGACTACTCGATCGGAATAACCGGAATCCTTGTCGATTTACAAAACATAGCGTTCCGACTAAAAAAAGAGGAAGAAGAAAATGAAGCTGAAGATTAAGGACAAGCAGATCCGTGTTTTTCAAGAAATAGAATCGGAAGCAGGCACGATAAAGAAGTACATCCACCCTGCAGGAACACACCTGAAAGCTTACGTAAGGCAACTATCAGCAAACGAACAAAGCACTGCGAATGCAGTGCAAGACGCTAGTGACATCGAATTTGTGATAAACAAGCGCCAAATAAAGCCGGACATGTTCGTTGAATTCTTTGACGGTTTTGAAACAAAGACCTACCAAGTAGGCTCCAGGGACAACTTTGAATTTTACAACACAGAAATCAAGTTCCGGGCATACCTGGTAAACCAAAAGTCTTATATCGAAACGAGGTGGACGACATGAGATCATACCAAGCGATAGTGGAAGCAAAAAGCAGCTTTGAAGCAGCGCTGCTAAAAGCGGGACTAAAAAAAGGAGTCACGCTAACACCAGAGCAACTCAAAGCAGAAACGAATCCGATATTTTGGTACGTGTGGATAACCACAGTGGTGCCGAGCGAGAAGGAAACGTATTTGACCTACGACGTTATAGAATCGCCAACGACGGTGTACGCAGACGGCAAACCGAAAATAAGACGTGCAACCATCGAAGGGCAACTCTACACGAGAAAAACAAACATAGACGTTTTACTTTTGCAGATAGAAGACGAAATACTAAAAGCGGAATGGACGTTCGAAATCAAGTCCATCGATTACGATCCAAGTAATAAGATGTTTATTTACACGTTTAATAGCAGCGCCGAGGTATGGTAAAATGGCAAAACGGATAAGCACACCGCAAGCAATAATAAAGCCCGAGGATTTAGAAAGAGAAATGACAGAGGTAGTAAACCAATTCCGTCAGATCAATTTTGAAATAACACAAGAGGCCCTGGAAGAAGTTTCGCAAGAGCTCGCACAAATCCTAGCCAGCGCGACAAGCACTGCAGGGACCGGTCAAATGAAGGCTTCGTGGCGAGTGAAACCCTACAAAAACGTGAAGTACGTGCATAACGTAAGAGGCACAAAAGGAATCGACCAAGGAATACCCTTGACAAATCTAGCGGAATATAGCAGACGAGGCCCGCAGCCGTTCATAAAAAAAACGTGGGAAAGGCATCGCCAAACAATAACCCGCCATTTTGTGCAATTAATGGAACAAAAACTAAAAGAAATAAAATAGGAGGAAACCATGGCAAAACAACAAATGGTAAAATTTAACGTCAAGAACGTGAAGTATGCCGTCAAATCGGGCTTGGGAGTTTACGGAACCGTAAAAGACCTAGCCTACGCTGAAAGCCTGAACCTTGAAGCCGACTATAATGAAACCAAGCTCTATGGCGACGGATATGTTATCGGGATTTTAGGCAATGATAAAGGCAAAACCGGAACACTTGGCGTTATTAACATTGAAGACGACTACGAAGTAGATTGTGGAAGGGCCTTGCTAATTAACGGCGGAATAGCCGACGTTCAGCAACGCAAAAGTGTAAGACACGCAATCTACTATGAAATCGAAGCGTTTGAAGAAGGGCAAACGATCACAATCAAGAATTGGCTGTTCGGATGCATCACAGGAAAACCAAATGAATCGTACGAACAAACAAAAGATGATCCTACGATCAACACTTACGAATACCCACTAACCGTCCTAGGCGAAAACTTGTTGGACTCAACCGGTGCAGAAGAGTTCACAGATGACTATGGAAACACGATAAAAGTATTTAGAAAAACAACGTACCCAGGTGACGCCGACTACGATGGGTTCGAAGACGCAGTACCAGCGCCAAAAGCATTGTCGGAATAGCTAAGCATCAAATACTTGTTCACATGAATGGCGGCGATCCAAGTGGATACGAAACGGTAGGCGATGCAGATTACAATGAAGAAACCGATATTGCCGCAATATTGGTTCCACACAACACCACGATTGAAGATTTTGAAGATTGGCTAGGCATACCGCCTAAAGCCGCTCACACTTTCGAGGGATACTTTTTAGACGCAGCGTTCACAAAAGAAATCCCGGAAAAAGGTAAACTCGATACGTGGCTATCAATCTATTTGAAATATGAACCGGACGGAGAGTAAACCATGACTGTAAAGATACCCACAATCAAAAAAGAAATTGTAGATGAAAAAGTGATAGTGACAAGAAACGAGATAGACGTCCAAATAGACACCTCATTTTTAGCGCACCTAAAATGGGAAGAACACTTCCAAGAAACTCTGAAGTACGATCTGACGACCTACACAGAAATGGTAAAGGCGTGGATCAAAAACCCAGACACAGCAAAAGCCCACTTTTTAGGAATGCTAAAGCTCCTATATTGCTACATCAACAGTGACAAATTGCCGACGTTTAGAGATTTTTGCAAACTTTTTGACTACGACATCGCAGACGAAGTGCTAAAGAAAATAAGCGTAGTCCTAGAAGAAACAGGAAAAGTAGTATCAAAAAACTAGAAAGGCGTGCCGAGGTTCTAACCGCACTAGGTAAGAAATTGCCAAAGACATCGGCCGAGCCGACCGGCACGCCTTTGGTTTTTAATATCATCAGGAAATGCCAAAAGTACGGAATCGACTACGAGATTATGAAAAGGCTAAATTATAGGGATCTATTAGCGCTTTTGGTAGAGTACGATATCGAAACACTCAAAGAACACCTCGCAGCGTTAGCCGCCCAAAAAAGACAAGGGAGCGGTCCGGTGCGTGAAGCAACAAACGAAGACATACTGAAGATGCACAGAAGGAGGTAAACGAATGGCCGTAAGAGGACTAACGATAGGAATTGGCGCGAACACAACAGAGTTCACAAAAGAGCTAAAAGCCATGGACCGCAGCGTAAAAGACACGTCCAAACAAGTAGGACTACTATCAAAATCGCTAGAATTTGAATGGGACGCGTCACGATTTGCGCAAGCACAAAAACTAGCCCAGGAAGCACTAGCCCAAACAGACATAAAAGTGAAAGCCGTTCGTGACCGATTAGCGCATCTTGAACAAGCAGGAAAAGTGGACACTAAAGAGTACACACGCCTGCAAACAGAACTAGTAAACACGGAAGCTAAAGCGGTACTTTTACGAGAAGAACTGCAAAAATTAAATGACCTGAAGATAGATCAACTCGCCAAAAAGTTTGAAAAAGTAGGCGACGGAATCACAAAAGCTGGGCAAGCAATGGCTCCTTTCAGCGCAGCAGCTGCCGGAGTGTTGGCAGGATTTGTAGCAATAGGAGTGTCTACAATTAACAGCGCAGATTTGCTGAAGACCTTTGCTGATCGGGTAAACTTGACCGCAGAAGAACTTCAGCGATGGCAATATATAGCAATGCAAACAGACGTGTCTAATGAAGAACTTCAGGCAGGACTTGTAAAAGCGCAAGGCGCATTCGGGTCACTTGCTAAAGGCGATATCGATGTCGCAAGTAAAGCGCTTCAGGGTTTAGGCATATCCGCAGAAGAAGCCTCGAAAGGGATGGGCGCAAACTTTGATGAACTAGTAAACAAATTAGTGAGCATCCAGGA